TTCCTATCACGGCGCTTACCTCCGCCGTGATTCGTTACCTGTTACCCATTTACCGGTCTAACCTGTTACCTACTTTACCGGTTCGGACCACCCCTAACCCCTTCCCGAGCGGGAAGGGGGACCGGAGTGTTGGGAGTAACCAGTTCCCGAGCGGAAGGGGAACCGGAATGTTGAGAGTTAAGCGGATGGGCAGCAGCGCAACAGCGATAGCCAAGTGAACGCAGATAGAAAAAGAAAAAGACGGCGCGTGCTCAGAAAGCGAATCCGTCGATGGTGCCCGAAAAAACCGAAGGCCACCAAACTGATCATCACGCTCGGCACGCCGAGCAAAAACAACTGAGGCAGTAGAACAATGGCAAACGCATCACCCTTTATTCTGCTCGACGACCAGATCGTTACCGCCCTCGTGTCTTACGTCGACGACGAAGGCAATCCTGCCGTCGCGCCGGCGAATGTTACGCCATCGTGGTCGGCCGCCGATCCCGACGGCACGCTCTCGCTGGCTCCCAGCGCCGACGGCAGCTCATGCGTAATCAAAGCAACCGGCAAGCTGACCGTGACGCAGGCCGCCCAGGTCACGGTTACGGCCGGAACTCTCAGCGGCATCGCGCAGATCCAGGTAAACGCCAGCGCCGCCGCATCGCTAGCAATCGGCCTCGGCACCCCCGCGCATCAGTAGGGGATGGTGAAGCAACCGAATCGTAATCGATGCGGGGTCGCGCGCGATCCGAATCTCTACTTCGCCCGTTATTTTACGGGAGAGGAGGCCGGCCGCGCCGCGGCCGGTAGGTGAGGGTTCTTGATGCAAGCAGAATATCAAGACACGCGGCGAGTGGCGGGTAGATCTTTGCCTCGCCCCCTGTGGGGAGGTGTCACAGACACGCGGCCGACACGGAGAGCGGCGGGTGAGGGACCAAAATTGCTGAAGTTCCGAAGATCAGAATGTGCGCCGCAACAGACAATCGCGCGCACAAAGGTCCCTCACCCTATCCCTCTCCCCTCGTGGGGCGAGGGAATTGGAGAGAGCGCGGGACAATGGACCTAGGTAACACCGCCGGATGGGCCGCTGCCTTTATCGCGTTCGTCGCGGTGAATGCGAGCACGATTCAATGGCTGCTGAAACGCCGCGACGAACAGCATCAGCGCGACTCGAGCCGCGTTGACGCCCTTGAAAACGCGCTCACCGAATTGCGCGTCAATCTGCCGCTCGAGTACGTGCGCCGCGAAGACTGGATTCGGTTCAGCGGAACGCTCGACGCGAAGCTGGACGCGATGCGGGAAGAAATGCGCGAGCAGATCGCTGAGGTAAAGGAAAGATTGTATGCCGGACGCAATTGATTTCGAACAAAAGAATCGCGAGGAAGCGCGCTGGCGGATGCTGCGCGTGGTCGACGCCGGCCGCCCGATAGCGGTCTCCGAGCAGATAATCTGGCGCGTGCTCGCCGATATCAAACTCTCGCTGTCGCTCAACACCGTCCGCCGCGAGCTCACCTACCTGCGCGACTTGGGCTTGCTCGAACTCGAAGGCGAGTCGGGCGAGACCTGGTTCGCCAAGCTCACCGCCAGCGGCGTCGACGTAGTCGAGTACAACTTCCCATCCCCAGCGGGAGTAGCGCGCCCGCGGAAATACTGGTGAGGGGCGGGATGAAGAAGAAAAAGGTCGCAAAGAAAAAAGAATCCGCCGTCGTCCATCCGAAGCGGGTGCCGATCGATCCGATTCCGTATATGACGTGGAAAATTAAAAAGCTGCCGCCGGATTTGAAGGAAGAGCTTGATCGGATGTTCAGCGAGGGCACGCTGCATAGCTGCCGGCAACTGTCGAAGTGGCTGGGGGACAATGGGTTTCAGATCTCGCATGCTGCGATTCACAAGTATGGGCAGAAGTTCGAGCGAAAACTCGCCGCGGTCCGGCTGGCGACGGAGCAGGCGCGGATTGTTTGCGAGCAATACAAAGGTGATGACGCGGGAATGCAGGACGCGCTGCTGAGACTGGTGCAGACGCAGTTGTTTCACGTGCTGACCGTCTCCAAGGAGGAGGCAGTCGGCAACGCGACAGTTGCTCCGGTAAATCTCGGCGCCCTGGCGCGCTGCGTCTCAAACCTGGCGAAAACGGAAACCGAGCTACGCAAGCGTGCCGAGCGCGCCCGCGCCGGAGCGGCGGAGGCCGAGAAGAAGGTCGATGAGGCGCGGGCGAAGGGGTTGAGCAAGGATGCGGCGGAGAAGATCAAGGCGGTGCTGTTGGAGATTTAGTGGAGTGACAGTTTCGTGTTCTCCCGAGCGGCGCGTGAAGCTTTGCCTCGCCCCCTGTGGGGAGGTGTCACAGACACGCGGCCGACGCGGAGAGCGGCGGGTGAGGGACCAAATTTGCTGAAGTTCCGAAGATCAGAATGTGCGCCGCAACAGACAATCGCGCCGCACAAATGTCCCTCACCCCACTTAAACCCTCTCCCCTCGTGGGGCGAGGGAATTGGAAAAGGGCCGAGTACGTATTAACTAATGAACGAACCACTCTCAATACTACTTCCCTACCAGCGACGATGGCTTGCCGATCAATCGCAAGTCAAAGTCAGCGAGAAATCCCGGCGCATCGGTATTACCTGGACTGAGGCTGCTGACCGGGCCCTCGGGGCGGCTACCACCGGGCGCGCCGGAATCGACGGATGGTACATCGGCTACAACAAGGATATGGCGCTCGAATTTATCGAGGCGGCCGCGCGATGGGCGCGGCGTTTCAACCGTGCGGCAGAGGCGATTGAGGAGATCGTGCTCGACGACGAGCGCAGCAGTATCCTCGCATACAGGATTCGGTTCGCGTCGCGGCACAAAATCGTGGCGCTGTCGTCGCGGCCGTCGAATCTGCGCGGCAAGGATGGATGCGCGGTTATCGATGAGGCCGCCTTCCACGAAGATTTACCGGGGCTGCTGAAAGCGGCGCTGGCGTTTACTATGTGGGGCGGACTGGTGCGGATAATCAGTACTCACAACGGAGCGCATAGTGCATTCAATGAACTAGTCAGTGAGATTCGCGCGGGACGGAGGCCATACTCACTTCACCGTACTACTTTTGATGAGGCGCTGGCCGACGGACTATACAAGAAAATCTGCGAGCAAAGCGAAAACGAGTGGAGTGAGGCGAAGCAGCGCGAATGGCGTCAGCAGATTGTCGACTACTACGGCGATAACGTCGGCGAAGAACTGTTCTGCATTCCGCGCGCGTCGTCCGGCGCGTACCTGAGCTCGGTGCTGATCGAAGCGCGGATGAAAGCCGGAATTCCAATCCTGCGATGGGAGATGCCGGCGGAATTTTCAGGTCGTCCGGAGGCGCAGCGTTATTCGGAGACGCAGGCCTGGTGCGACGACAATATCGCGCCGGTACTCACATCGCTCAATCCCGCGCTGGCCAGTTATTTCGGCGAAGACTTCGGGCGTTCCGGGGACCTGACCGTAATCTGGCCGCTGCAAGTTGGACAGGACCTGACGCGGCGGACGCCGTTCGTCGTCGAGCTGCGCAATATCCCGTTTCGAAACCAGGAGCAGGTGCTCTTTTATATAATCGACCGGCTGCCGCGCTTCACCACTGGCGCGATGGACGCGCGCGGCAACGGACAGTACCTGGCGGAGACGGCGGCGCAGCGCTACGGCGCGCGAATCGTGCAGGTGATGCTGTCGGAAGGGTGGTACCGCGAAAATATGCCGCGCTACAAAGCCGCGTTCGAGGACGGCACGATCGAGATTCCAAAGGACGCCGACGTCTTGGGAGACCATCGCGCGATAGTGCTCGAAAACGGCATCGCAAAAATTTCAGACCGCCGCGCAGGCACCGACGGCAAAGGTCGCCACGGCGACTCCGCGATGGCAGCCGCGCTCGCATTCTTCGCGTCGCGCGCAGAAGCCGGAAGGATAGCGTACATTCCAGCGCGCGTGATGGGGAAGAAAGAGGGAATCGAGTGGAGAAGCAATCCGTTCGGGTCCGCACCGATGGAGGACGAGATGGTTGGCGGCAGGGTGAGAGGATTTTGAGGGAATTAATTAAATGTGAAACCCGCGGTGGGTTTCACGCTTCCCTCGGCAGGGGTGACCCCTGCACCCAGTGTAAGGAAGGATGCGGGACTTCGTCCCTGTCAGGAAGTTTTGAGCAGCCAAGTCGGCTCGCGCTTTCGTGTCATCCTGAGCGTAGCGAAGGATCTCGCGCGCATGCGCGTCTCAGCGAGCGAACATGAATAGCTACTGGAGATGGAAGTGCGAAGAGTGCGGGTACGAATTCATCCTCGCACTGATTCGGCTGCCACAGCCCTGCCATCGATGCGGCGGCGAATGGTTTCTGAAGATCGGCGAAGCGGCGACCAAAGAACATCGAACTGACTAATCCGTTTGGGAGTACATCTATGACACTCTACGATGCTTACGGCCGCGAAGTTGATACTGGCATGTTACGCGAAGAGCAGGCCGCTCCGACGATGGCCGGCGTGCGAAATATATACTCAGGCATGCATCCGTCGATCGGACTTACCCCGGAACGGCTGACCGGAATCCTCCAGCAAGCGGAGTTCGGAGATCCCTATTCGTATCTCGAATTGGCCGAGGATATGGAAGAAAAAGATCTCCACTACCTGGCCGTCCTCGGCACTCGCAAGAATGCGGTCGCGCAACTCGATCTCGTCGTGCGGTCAGTGTCTAGCAGCGCCGAAGATCAGCGTGCGGCAGCGATGGTGCGCGAGATGATTTGCGATGGGCCGATACAGCTCGACAGCGTGCTGTTTGATATCCTCGACGCGGTGGGCAAGGGATTCTCGGCGACCGAGATAATGTGGGATACCTCTGGGAGAGAATGGTTTCCCGCACAGTTGAAGTGGCGCGACCCGCGCTGGTTCGCGTTCGATTGGATATCGGGCGAGGAGCTCCTGGTGCGTACGCTCAAGGGGGAAATAATTCCGGCGGAGAGCGATGCGCAGACTCGACTCCCGACCCATTTCGGAGGCGCCGGGATGTACGCGGCGATGGGGACCGGGATCGGAATACAGCCGATGACAGCACCGCTGGCGCCGTTCAAGTTCGTGACTCATTTTGCAAAGGCCAAGGCCGGGCTGAAGATACGCGGAGGACTGGCGCGAGCGGCCGGGTGGGCATACCTGTTCAAGAACTACGTACTAAAGGACTGGGTAACGTTCACTGAGGTATTCGGGCAGCCATTGAGAGTAGGCAAATACCATCCGGGCGCGTCGGAACAGGATAAACAAGCATTACTCAATGCGGTTTCGCGAATAGGCACTGACGCGGCGGCGATAATGCCAGAGTCGATGGTAATAGAGTTTACGGAGGCGCATCAGGAGGGTAGTTCGGAACTATATGAAAGGTTTTGTGAATACCTGGATGCGCAAGTAAGTAAGGCAGTCCTCGGGCAGACATTGACTACTGAAATGCCTAATGGAGGAGGCTCGCAGGCGGCAGCGCAGGTGCATGAGGGCGTCAGGCGGGACATCCTGAATGCCGATGCGCGTCGATTGGCGGCGACGCTCGCGCGCGATCTGGTGCGGCCGATCGTCGAGCTGAACATGGGGCCGCAAGCGCGATATCCGAAGATAGAATTGGGGCTGCCGGATGACAGCGACGTGAAAGTGTTCGCGGAGGTCGTCGCGATGCTGGCGGATCGGGGGCTGAGAGTCGGGCAGAAGACGATCCTCGATAAGCTGGGAATCGCGGCAGCGGGCGAGGGCGAGGCGGTGTTGGGGGCGAGCAAGGGGGAAGGGCAGATCACTTGATTTAATTTGAAACCCACCGTGGGTTTCAAACTTCCTTGGGCAGGGCTAAGCCCTGCACCTTAGTATTAGGAAAAGAAGTTGGTTTGGGTACGTGTTTCGCGGCTGGCGACGTTTGTCGCCAGTCGCTTGCGCTTGAGTGGGGTCAGGGTTTTTTGCGATCTCTTCTTGTTTGGCGCCGGGCTCTTCGCCGATGTTTCATTTCCAGGAAGATGTCGTCGTACACCAATTTTCTGATCGAGAAGCCGGAGGTTGGGAATGTTATTGCGGAGTCTGCGGCGTGACGCTGGTAGCGGTAGACCTGGATGCCGTTCCACCATGTCGGCGAGTGATTGCGCGGGGTGCGCAAATCCAAAATCAGTTTGAAGCTTTGCAAGGCGCGCGCGACCAGGTGGTTGGCGGAGCGGGCGGCGCGTTTGTTGGTATCGTCGATGATGACGACGGCATCGTCGGCGAGATGCGCGATGGCCAGCGCGACGCCGTCGTACTGGTCGTGAAAACTGTGGCCGCCGTCGTAGAAGTAGGCGCCGACGCGCGCGGGGGCCCATGGCGCGGCGGCAAGGAAGTCGCGGAAATCCATGTCGTGGAAGGTGACCT